TGTTTGTCCGCCGGTTCTGCTGGCGGAAACTTGAACCCGCAGTCCTCGCAAATCTGAGCACTGATTGCAACTGCTGATTCACAGTTCGGACAATTTTTCTTCGGTGCTGATCCCTCGCCCGGCAGCTTGACCTCTGTTCCGTAGTCATCGGAATCAATCGGCCCATGCCGTCGAATGTTGCCACCGAAATCTAAAATCAGTGCGTCCGTTTTCGACTCGTGTTTCCTGAGAGCTCGGCCCACCATCTGAGCAAACAGGACGGCAGACGTTGTCGCCCTCAACACCGCCAGCGCGTCAATACATGGCGCATCAAATCCAGTCGTTAGAACCATGCAGTTGACAAGCCATCGCAGCCGGCCATCCTTAAAATCATTAAGCCATTGGCTACGCTCCATCGCCAACGTCTCGCCCGTGATCACTCGCACAGTGTCGCCAGTCAGCTCTTCCAGCCTGTCGCCGATTGCAAACGCATGGTCGACCCCTGAGCTGAAAACCAAAACCGAATGACGATCGACGCATTTCTCCACGATCTCAGCACACGCCTCCGACACAAGGTCGTTTGACATGAACGCCCGCTGCATGTCAGACTCGTTGTAGTCGCCGCGCGACGTCCGCACGTTCGTCAAGTCGACTTCGTGCTGCGTCGATTGGTTCGTCAAATTGCAAAGATAGCCCTCTTCAATCAGCGTTCCGGTTTTCGATTCGTAGCAGATTTTCTGGAACATTTTGTCAGGTCCGCAGATCGTCCCTTCGCCTGTCCTGTAGGGCGTTGCTGTCAGTCCTACGATTCGGGCTTTCTCGTTTATCAACATTAGGTCTGCAAGGAATCGACCGTACATTGATGACTCGCTGTCACCGACCAGATGTACCTCGTCAATCAGTATCAGCTCACGCCGTCCGAAATCCGGAGCGTTGCGATAGACTGACTGGATGCCAGCAAAGACAACCGGGCCATCATAGTCACGTTGACCAAGTCCCGCCGAGTTGATCCCGATTGATAGGCTCGGGCAAAGCGTCTGAATTTTGTCGGCGTTTTGCTCAATCAATTCCTTTCGGTGCTGGAGCACGATCACTCGCGCGTCGTATTCAATCGCCTGCTCAATCAGCATGGCGATCACTAGCGATTTGCCTGCGCCGGTTGGCAGGACAATCAGCGGATTTCCGGCCTGTGTTCTCAAGTAACACCACGCCGCGGCATGGGCCGCCAGTTGATAGTATCGTGGGATCATGCGAGATCCTTAATGTGATTTGACGCAGTTCGCAACGCCTTGCGAATTCGCAATGTGTATTCAGACAGCGAGTCCGGAATGTCGAGCCAGGCGACTTGGGCTGCGAATCCGTCCAGCTCATTCTGAACGGTTGGCCCTTCGCTTTTCGCTGCCCCAAATTCGTCGTCTGTGACCTGCTCATCTGCCAGACGGTCTGCCTCGATTTCAGACTTGCTCCCTTTGCTGGCGGCACGTCGCGCATCGCGGTCAGACACCAATCGCCTGACCGTCTCGGCCTCTCTAAGCTTCAGACGCTCTGCCGCCTGCTCAATCAACATGGCGGTCACTAAGGGCTTACCAGCTCCGGTTGGCAGGACGATCAGCGGATTTCCGGCCTGTGTCCTCAAGTAGCTCCACGTCGCGTCATGGGCCGCCAGCTCATCGCGTTCGGCCTGTAACTCGGCTTGCTGTTTTTTAAACTCAGCCCGCTCTTCGGTCCGCTTGTCAGCTTCTGATTTTGCTGTTAAAAAATGCCACTTAAAATCCTCGCGACTCATCACGTTCAGCGCGTCCGGATTGACTGGAGCACCGATCTCGTTGAGTCGCGATATCCATTCGCGAATCTCTTCGCGGCGTCGATTTTCTTCCACAATCTCCAGCCGCTTTTGCTCTAGCCGAACAACGTCTGCCTGAGTTTTTAGATGCGTTTCAATCGGCTCGATTTCGGATTGGATTCGTTTTGCTTCGCCGTCGACTGTTTTGCCGTATCGGACGGAATCTTTCTTCAATTCTTTCCGCGTTTTTTCAACGTCGATGCGTAGCCGCGACATCCGTTTGAGTGCCGTTGATGCAGTCTCGAACCCCGCTTGATCCTGCGGACTCTCAACCGTGATTTGCATGTACTCAGCTTTTATCTGAGCGATGACAGCATCTGATTCCGATAGTTTTTCGACCGCGTAATTGATCGCCGCGTCAACTCGGCTAACTTCGATTGTGTTCATCTTTTTTTGCCTTGTGAAAACGTGTGAAAAATAGGGGCGACGATTGTCGCCCCATTACAATCCGTTATCCTAAAATGGCGAAGCCTTTGCCCCTTCTGGCTTGTCTTCAAAAGCCTGCTCAATCATGTTCGACTTGACGCTGGCTGACTTGCTGCGTGGTTTGTATCCCCGCACGTCATTGCTCGGATTGCCGTTTTGGTCCTTGCCGATCTTCACCGTTGCCTTCAGCGGGATGTTGTGCAGATCGCTTCCATCGTTTGGCGTTAACACGTTGACCGCCCGGCAGATTGAAGACAATGTTCCTTTGCCGATTTTCTGGGCCGCCTCTGAAGCATTGACTAAGTTCAGGCCGTCAAATAAGATTCTGTTTTGATACTGCCCGTTCAAAATTTGCAACTTCAAAGCGAGCCGCTTGCCCTTGCCGTCTTTCGTGTTTTTGAGTTCTGACTCCGTGATGATGACGTCATAGTCACCAGCAGGAATCGGGCTGAACCCCTCGTTCGGGTCGACTTCTGCTGCGTTAAATCCAGTTAGATTTCCACTCATAATTTTCATTCTCAAAAAGGTAAAACTCAAAACTTTACTTTGCTTTCGATGTTCCGTCGACGACTGCGCCCTCAATGTTGCCGACTGGATCTTCTGCTTTCGGGCCGTTTGCGCGAACGTATTTTCCGATCAACTCGACTGTCTCGGTTGGTGAATCGAATGGTATTTGATCGGGCAAGTTGATCCTGTTTTTCGCACGTATTGCAGCGGTCGGAGAACACTGGATAAAGCGCTCCATCTGTCCAGCCACAGCAATGGCCCGCGTCCGATCGAACCCCTCTTCGACCTGCCTGATATACGCTCGAAAATCCAACATTAGGATCTCCGTTGCCCAGTCACTCAGCAGTTCTCTCGCGTCTTTGTCGAGTGCTGGCTCCATTCGCTGGTAGGAATCCATGTCAGGTTTTTTGATATCAACCGCCTCGCTGTGAGACAACAGGACGATGCCCACATTTTTCTGCGACTGGATGACGTGCATGGCGACTAGAAAGCGGTCCCAGTACGGCAAGCAAAGTTTTCTGCCTCGGCCATAATCGAAACATGGATCACCAAAAGATTTCGCGCCCTTGTCTTCGACAACTTTTTTCTGAATCAGTTTTTCCAACCAATCAACTGTGTCAATTGCGAGCCATCGAAATCCGTGATCGTCGTTGACGAACTCCATCAGCGTGGAAAAAAACACATCAATATCTCTGATGTTGTCGCTGGAATCGCAGACGATATCGCCGAGACCGTCTTCGATATCAACGATGAAAACATCCGGGAACGCTGCAGCTAAACTAGATTTTCCCACGTGGTTCGGCCCATGAACAACCATCCTGCGCGGGACCTGTTTTTTGCCTGAATTTACCTTGAGTGCCATTAGTGTTTACTCCACGAAAAAAACCGCTGCCCCTGGTGTACGCGCACCAGAGACAGCGGTTGAAAACAGGGTTGCCCCTGAGAATTCCGTTGTTGTGTCAATCGCGTAATTGACGTCGATAGTGTGTGATAGCGGTTGCGGATTGTCAAGACTAAAAAGCCAGACTACGGGCTGGCCGCCAGACAATCCCGGTACTCAGTGATCAGCGACTCCAACTCGACCAGCGTGTCAAAAAAAATGCTTGGCTCGTCATCGGCAGAGACGACAACACCAGTCCTGACAGTCCCGTCTGAGAGGGGATACTGGCCCGGACGAAGAACGTCCGACGCCCAGAATTTACCATAACATTTGTCCGTCTCATTCCACGCCGGACCCGTAGCCAAGCCGATCCTAAAACCCCTGTATGTTTTGATTTTCATCTGTCCCTCTCAGAGTAAAAAACCGCACCCAAAACGGTCGAGCGTCGTGAGTGCGGTAGATCGGGGAAAGCCCCCGAGGATGGCAGTTTGTGTGATGGACTCGACTCCATCACCAGCCACGTTGTGTGTGTTGTTAGTTGTTTTTGGTCGATACGAACGGCTTCGATTTGAATGGGGCAATTCCGGTAATCTGCTTGACGTATTCACACCAGCCTTTTGCCTCATCCGCTGGGATCTCTACCGCCTCGGATTTAGCGTGATGCCATCTAACGTCCTCCGAAACTTCATCTATTCGGGTCACGTATAAACGCCCGACGAAAAGCACCACCACTTTTTTACGCTCGGCGATCTCATCGATTAGCCGTAGCGTTCCGTCGACCGCGTCTGCAAACGCTGCCTGCATCTCACGGATGTGCTTGCGTAGTTTCATCTGTTCGTTCGTCATCATCATCCCCTAGTAAAGTGATACACCCGAAACGTAGTTAGTCGGTTTTGCTGTTCGTTTTTTGCTGGTGACATTTCTCAATGCACAGTATCTGCAAATGATCGGCCTCGCAAAATAGGCGTTCGCAAAACTGGGCAAACTCCGGCCACGTCTTCATCGGCCCGCATGGATGCAGGTGGTCCACATGTACCTGTTTTCGCGGATACCATTCGCCGCATTCCGCACACTGGAACTCCCACTTCAGTCGTTTGTTGCTGCTCTGGCTTGGCCGCTTGGCTGCATCCAGTGCAAGCCTTGCTAGTGGAGGCCATCGCATTGACGCCCGACGAACGTTAGACCGAAGGAATCCCCAGAACGCTGCCTCTGTCCATTCGCCGCCTGCTCTAGTCCGTGGCACTCGATTGGTCTTCGGTTTCCTCATCGTCTATTCCCTTGCCTCTAAACAATGTGCGGACGCTATATCGCAGAGTAAATTGTACTTCGCCAGCTTTTCTATTTTTTCCCGAAACCGCATCTCAAACGCTCGCCACTCGGCGTCTGTTTCATCGGGGTCCTCCACGACCATTTCGTGCCCGCACGGCAACGACAGCACGACCTGCGGAAACAACAGCGGCACGTCGCTAAAATCCATTTCGTCCCAGGTAAACACGTCATCGTTATTGTCATCATGCGTGATGCCGCACGTTCCGCAGGTTATGTCAGTCATTTGAGCTGCTCAATCAGAGTATAAAACTGGCGGCCTCTCACCGCCTCGATCGTTGTTTGTTCTGATGGGCCACACGATTCCGCCCAACGTCTCCAGTTATTTCAAGGCGGCCAAAACAAATTTGTG